TTGTGTGTACAGTAAGTATTTTCAATGTTTTAGATTTAGATGATGTAGCAGATTATGCAAGCAAAAATAACATTGATATTGATTTTGCATTTTTAGATAGACCTGAATATTTTAGTGTGCTTAATATTAAGAACAAAGAACAAGTTGTAAAGTATTTGCAAACAAGCAAGTTTCAACGTGTACAAAAGTTAGCAGGATTTTTTACTGGTAAAAAATATCTAGGACTAAAACGTGAGTTACAGGCCGAATTGAATAAAATTGACAGTAGACGCAACGAAAACTTTGCATTGACATATGCACAAATTTCCAAGTTGTTGTAAATTATTCAATCCTAATATCTTCCATACCAGCAGTGCGTAAACGAACAATGTGACCCATTTGCCACTGTTTTGTATCCAAGCCTTTCATAATACCTAGCCATCTATTACGCAATAGTGCTACTTCGTTGATAATAGTTTCAAAGTCAATGACTTCGTCCTCACCATCAACATACTTTTCAGCATCGCGACTTGTTAACGCACGGGCATATCCTTCCAAATATTTTTGGAAATGCTTGCGTCTGATCTTACGCAGTTGTATGTTAAGATAGTTAAGCACTGCTTCAATCTCTTGTAGTTGATTAAAACGATGTTCTGTAATACCAGGCAAGGCACTGATATTTTTTTCTACTATACCTTTTACACCGCACTCACGCTTTGCTTCTTCAAGTTCACTTTCAAAAAAATTAATGAAGTTGGGAATCTCAGCGATGTTGTTAACTACTCTATTATACCATTGACTCAATAGTCATCATCTTCGTAATCGAAGTCCTCTTCGGGCTCTCCAAGTATATCCTTAACACTTGTCTTGATATATTTGTCAATACCGGCTAATCTGTACAGTTCTTCTTCGTCAAGCAATTCTTGCAAATCATCCACTAGATGATCGGTTGCACTTTGCATTTCTTTTAGTGGTATATATTGTTTAAGAATTAAGTAAATCTTTTTTATTACTTCTTCTTCACTCATGCACTTCATCCTCTATGTCTTCTGCATATACATCGCCTTGTACTTCATTTGCAATGTCATCTATACTTAGTCCATCTGCGTTAGAAATGTCGTTCATAATAACTTGAAGTTTATCCCCTGTCCATCCTTTGCGAAACTCTAGCATTTCTTCGCCTGCAGTAGTTGTATACTTTAGTCGATTGCCTTGTTTAGTAAGCATGCCTTTTGCTTCAAATAAATCAAGCAAACCACTGTATGGATCCATGCCTGTTTCATAAGGAATTTTAACTTGCACTGCTTCAAAAGGTTTACTATATCGTGTTTTCATAACTTTACACGCCGCTCGAATACCATTTACAGTAGTAGTCTTATTACCATCTAAATCTTCTTTTAGTTTAAGTTTTCTCATTGCAATAACAATTGAACTTGCATAGATAAAGCCTTGTCCACCACTGATCTTGTCATCTGGATCAAACATATCCTGACTTGCATATGTATGGTTAGTACACACCATACCTACATTGTAACTACCAATCATGTTCACTGTGTTACGCACAAGTGCAGTTAGTGCTTTAGGCTTGCGACCCATGTCACCTTTCATGTCACCTTTGTTAAACTGATCAACATCAGTAGGTGTCATCATCATGCCCAAACTGTCAAGTACAAACAGCACCTTTGGGCGTTCTTCTTCTGCCATTGCTTTGTAATCTGCCATAAACAAACTAATAGTTTTAGCAACATCATCAATCATGCTCATGCTTAGTTTTAGCAGTTTGCTTTCATCTGTATCGACACCCAATGCATGCAACCAACTTTCATCTAGTGCATTTTCACTGTCAATAAGCACAACAAAGATTCCTTGGTCTTGTGCATTTTTTACAATGTTTCCACTAGCAAAGTAACTTTTGCCTGCGCCAGATTCGCCAGCAAAAACTGTGACCTTACCCATCGGCACTCCGCGATGAAAGTCCCCACTTACAAGATAGTTAAGTGCATAACTGCCTGTGCTGATCCAATCTGTTGGATCGTGAAAGCCAATACTTAGTCCATCAATGCTTTTTGTAATGTCTTTTCTAAATTTACTTACGTCGAATGGTTTTGCCATTTTTACTTCCTTACTGAGAATGAGTTTCCTGCTTGTATGTTATTATACATAATTGTTCTGTATGTAGTCAAGTTTTCGTGTATATTTACAAAGTTTCCAATATTTAATTGATTGCCCAATGGTTCCAGGTCTAGTTTCTTGCACCAATCTTTGTATTCTTTACTAAACTCGATGGTACGAGGTCTTCCAAAATTTATGTGCAAACATGTAGGCATATCATTCCAATTATTTTCATCATCAAACTCTAATTTGTCATCAAAATTTCTAAATTTGTTTTCTAGTGTTCTTCCTGTAAAATGTCTTGGTACACTTATATTTGCAAAATCATTTGTGCTAAATTGGCTTGCCCAAGGTACAGATGAATAGGTAATTTGTTCTGTTGGGAAAAAATTATTACCTGTGAAAATAGTTTCAATGTCGTGAACTAATATATTAATATCTTCTAAACTTTGAAATAATGTGCCTAGTTGTAATTTAGATGCAATTTCATATAGTGTGCAATGTGTTTTACTATCAGAATAGTGTTCTATGAGTGCAGGATGATCTTTTATTTTCAACTTTTTTTCTGTGTTTTTTGCCCAAAATGCATGCAAATAATTTAAATCTGTTTGATGTAGTGTATTCACTTGGGGAAAAACGATATCAACACCAATGCTATTTAAATAGTGGTTAACACTGTTAATAGTATTTTTTAGTTTTATAGTATATTCACTAACACGACGATACTGGCTGTTAGCCACAAAAATTTTATCAATGAAAAGTTCTAGAACTTCATTGTTTAAACCATTGAAAGGTAATTCATCGCCTGTTTGTTCGAATACTAATTTCATTGTAGGATTGAGGGCGGCAATTCTACCGCCCTCTGTACCTTATGATTGGCGGTTACGGATCATCGCTAGGATGTCTTCTGCCCGCTTGCTTTCACCTTCAGGTGCTGCTGCTGGTGCTGCCACAGTTTCAGTTTGTGGTGCAGGAACAGGAGCCTCTGCTACAGGTGTTGGAGTTGCTGTTGAAGCAGGTGCTGGGGTAGTTGCCGCTGGTGCTGTAGACGTACTAGAGTTTGAGGAACTCGCAGGAGCGTCAATACCATATGGACGATAGTATTGCCCAAAACGTTCAACGTCATAGGGCTGTCCATCTACACTTGCTTCGAACATCTCTTTGATGCACTGTAATTCTACTTCAGTAGGTTTCTTAGGAAGGAAGTCACTAAGTGTATGAAGACCATGTGTTTCAATAGCCGCCATTTGCTGTTCGGATATTGCAGTTTCTTTACGAGCCCATTTACTGGTGCTGTAATCTGCATACTGTCCCTTAGTGGTTTTTGTGATACGGAAATCTAGACCAGCAGTATAATCTGTTGGCATTTCTTGAATATCCGGATCCATTAGTGCGTCTTTAATCAAGTTAAAGATGCTTGGTGAGATAACAAACCTGCGAATTGGATTCTCAGGTGTATCTTCTTGAAGTGGGTTTTCGTTTACAAAGCCCTGGAAGATGTAACTACGCTTCTTCCAATACTTACGTCCCATTTCTTCTAGTGACGAGTCTTTGAACCAACCACGTACTTCACTTAGTACAGGACATGTCTCGTTCCACATTTCAACACACGGTACTTGTACCACTACTGGCTTGCTGTTCATATCATTCTTTACACCATTAAAGGGTAAACGAATCATAAGCCTTTCAGCCCAGAAAAATGTGTTGTTAGGATCGCCGTCTGGCAAAAAACGAACTGCTGTCGTTGTGCCTTCTGGGATATTCCAATGTGGGAAGATTGCGTTGTCGCCGCCGCCTGTACGCTCACTGCGTGATTCTTGAGATTTAAGTTTTGCTCTAATTTCTGCCAAAGATGTTGCCATAATATTTTCTCCTATGTGCCTGTTTACTTTGTTAATTTATGTGCCTATTCACATACTATAGATACAGTATATGCGTTTTTATTTATCAAGTCAATAACTTTTTTGTAATTTTTTTGATAAAAAAAAAGCAGTGCCCTAGCACTGCTTTCCTCCCTATAAATTGGTTTACTTTGAGCCTCGTTCGATGTCCTGTAGTTTACGCATTTCTCTTGCTACAATACTTCTTGGTGTCAATTGGTATCCTTCTTCGCCTTCGTGTATGCCGTGGTTGCTCTTCGCTTTTGACCCTACGCCTGCCATTGCCTTCATCTTTGCAATCATGTCTGCTGCTTCATCTACTTCTACTTCTTCAACACTTTCAGGTGTCAACATACTAATTGGTATAATTTCAGTCTTGTTGTTTGCAAACCTTATTCTTGCTCTATTACCTTTACTACTCAAACCTAAAATTTTTCCTGGAGCCGAAAAGTCGTTGTAGCCTTGTTCGTCATTTACCACTACATTGTCGCCTTTTCTGAAGCCTTCTACTACATCTTCATCCATTGCTTCGCCTACTAGTTTTTCAATCTTAGATCCTGAAACATAGTCTGGTAGTACCTTTTCAAGTGCTGCCTTAATATTGTATGACTTCATTACTTCATTGCGGAATTCATTAGTAAATGGGTATAGTTCCATATCTGCTTCCATGTCTGCAATTACTTCATCAATCTCTTGTGCTAGATCACTCATGCGACCTTCACTTGCTACTGCAAT